AGGGGGCCTTGACAAGTTCTATGCTGAAGCTAGTGCCCGCTTAAATGCTTCGCTAGGTAGGGGTGATCCCACTGTGGGGCGGCAGGCTGTAAATGATCTACAGCAATGGTATGACAATGAGAAAAAGAATCTGTCACCAGATAACGTGTGGCTAAAGGCACTTACGTTGGAAGGTCAGGACGACAACAAAACCATTAAAGAGCGCAGTGAGTTAATCAATTCCATTCAAACTGGTCTTCGTCTTGATCCTATTGTACTCAGTACACTTCTCTACAGCAGCCCTGACAATCCCGGCTATCAACAAATGCGGGCAGCCAATCCCTACGCTGCTAAGTGGATTGAGTGGACTCGTAAAGCTCGTGAAAATCTAAACGGCAGTAGTGAGGAGTGGGCAGCAGTGTTGGCAGACATGCGCAACTTGCAAGGTAGCGCAGCAGGAGCTACACCTCCCGGTGCCCCGACGACTCCGAGTGAAAAGGCGGCAAGTGCCCTTACTCAGATGAACGACATTCAAGCGGTGCGTCGTTTGGCTCAAGGGCAAGTGTCAGAAGGTGTTAATCCAGTAGACGTACTTAATGGTTTCCTAGCTAACAGTCTACGTACTGGTGGCAATGCAGACATGGCAAAGCAAGTGCTGCCTCTTATCAGTAAGGCTATGCAACAGGTTCCTAAGAGCCGACTACCTGCTGTGCAGGAGAGGATGAAAACTCTCACTGATAACTTTGTCTATGGGTTTAATGGGGATGCTGACATTGCTAAGGCTAGGGCCGCTTCAGTGCAGAGCCGTAAGGATGTTGTTACGTCATTTGCTGATCCATCTGGCAGTACCCCACTAACCCTGGGAGTGTATGTGACGCGGCCTGCGGCCACTGTACAGGGCCGTAGTGGCATTCAGACACAAGGCCAACCCTCTCTTACAGGTAAGGTAGCGGAAGATGTGTTCAACGCTGTGGATGCTAAACTTCTACTGCGTGCAGAAACAACTGGTGAAGATATTCGAGAACTTCGCCGTCAATTTATGGAAGTGTTCAACCAAAATGGCGTTCCTAGTGAAAATCGCTCTCGTGCTTTGTCTAATGTTTCCCCAGGTGGCGCTGGGCCCACCGGGGTTTCTTTAGGTAATCCCAATCTAGAGGGAACGTCTTCCACTGTGATTTCACCTGCCTTACAGGCCCGTAGAGACGCTGTAGCAGGCCAAGAGGCCCGTACAGCACTGACCCCTAGTGAGCGTCTAGACTACATTGCAAAGCTAGAGAAGGCACTGAAAGAGGAAATGTCTGTTGAGACTAAGGCGTTCCTCAGTAGAGAACTAAAGATGATGCGAGGTGATTGATGAAGAGTTTTGGTGTTCGCTCTACTAGTAACCTCATTGGCGTACATAAAGACTTGGTGATGGTGATGCGAGAGGCCATTAAAGAGAGCCCACATGACTTTGCCATTACACAAGGAGTGCGTACAGAAGCACAGCAGAAGGAGTTGTTCGCCAGGGGTGCTAGTCGTACTCTGATGAGTAGGCACCTCACAGGGCACGCTGTGGACATTGCCATTATTAAAGATGGTAAAGCAGTTTGGGATTTCTCTCTATACCAAGAGGTTGCTGACCACATTAAGAAGGTGGCTGCCGCTATGGGAGTAGCTTTGGTGTGGGGTGGAGATTGGCGCGGACTACGTGACGGCCCACACTTCGAGCTGAATAGGAAAGTGTATGTCTAAGAAAGTATCTTTACGTAAAGAGCATAAAAACCCTGAAGGTGGATTGAATGCTAAAGGCAGGGCCTACTACAACAGTAAGACAGGCAGTAATCTAAAGGCACCACAACCAGAAGGTGGGCCACGTAAGAGGAGTTTCTGTGCTCGTATGAGTGGTGTTAAGGGGCCGATGAAAGATGAGAATGGTAAACCCACTCGTAAAGCACTAGCCCTAAGAAAGTGGAAGTGTTAACTATGCCTACTAATAAAGAAGTACAAGATAAGAACCGCCTTGCTACGCTGTGGAGACAGCGTGGTGCTTCAGGCGGTGGAGGTGGAGGTACGTCCGATCACGGAGCACTGACGGGACTTAGTGACGACGATCATCCACAATATTTAACACAAGCTAGAGGTGACGCCAGATATGCCGCTATTGGCAGTGGTGGTGGCACTGGTAATTCTTATTTCCCAGGAGGTTGGTCTTGAGTAAATCAAATGCAACAGAAAACGATTGGGTGAAGTTTGTAGCTCAAGGTACAGCACTACCTAGCTATGGGTCAAACCTGCAAGTTAACCTACATACGGCTGACCCCGGTGAATCAGGCACGGCTACGACTAGTGCGGCCACGTACACGGGATACGCTGCTGTGTCAGTCTCGCGTGATGCTTCTGGTTGGACTATTTGTGACGGCACTAACCCCTATGGTGCAAACACCGCAGGGCCAGCATTTAAGAATGCTGCTGAAGTGACGTTCCCTGAGTGTACTGGAGGCACAAACACCATTACGCACGCTAGTGTTAGTGTAGTTGCAACAGGTCAAATCTTGTACAAAGGGGCCCTCACTGCCTCACTCAGTGTGTCAAACCTCATTACTCCGCGCTTCCCAGCGGGTACTCTAGTCATGGTGGAGGACTAATATGGCCCGCAGTTTTAGCCAACTTCCGCCAAATTCAACTGGCAATAAGCACGCCACACGTACTTACACTGAAGGCTCTGACCTTAAGCATTCACAAGGTGTCTATCTAGATGGTTTGCCTACTTATGGTTTGCTGTGTGAAGGCACAACTCTAGCAGCCAACGCCTACCACCTCTATCTACGTAACGACACAGGGAGTGCTCAAACCCTATGGCTGCTGGCTCTTTACGCCATTAACACACAAGTTACAGCCATCACTGGCGGCATTGCACGGTTTGATTTGCGTCGTGTCACAGGTACTCCTACGCAAACTGCTGTCACGCCGTTTGTGTTTAATAGTGCCGATGTGGCGCTGGCGGGCGTAACTGGTGGCCGCACAGTGACTGCTGGATTGACTGACGGGCAAATTTTACGCCCCATCATTCTATCTAGCGAAGAACAAACAGCATCTGTGGCTAACGTACAACAGCTTGTTGACACTGTAAACTACGTCGGTCAGACGCACCCAACGTCACGTCCAATTGCACTACGCCCAGGCGAAGCCCTTGCAATTAAACAAGTAAATGCTGTCACTGCTGGTGGTATTGCTTTTCTTGCACATTTCGCAGTGGAGCCAGACTAATGCTAGTGCCACAAGCGGCTAACTTCCTCACCTATGGGGTGGCGGCTGGCGCTATGGTGACAACAGGAACACCTCTAGTTATACCAACTTTAAACGCCACTGCTAAAGCGAATAGTGTTGTAAACGCATCCGGTAGTGTGCCGCTTGCGCGGGCAACTCGGCTGGTAAACAGTCCGCTAGTAACTACAGGGAGTGGTAGTGTGGCGCAAGCTCTGCCAAAAGCAAACGCTAGAGTGGCTGCCCTCATTCAGGTTAACACCCTATCACAAGATGCAGTGACAGGTGCTGTGTTAGAAGCCCCCGTAGAGGGCTCTATAAGCCTCAAGGAGGCGTTGAGATTGCTTCTAGCTGTAGCGGTAGGTAAAACCACCATTAGCGGCTCTACGGTGACGTTTAGAGATTTGGCAGATACTAAGGCACGCATCACTGCTTCAATGACAGGAAGTGAGAGAACCACCATTACTAGGGATGCAACATGAACACATTACTAATAGGACCGCTGTTTGAGCTTGGTAAATCCCTCATAGACCGTTGGATGCCTGACCCTGCTAAAAAGGCAGAGGCTGAAATGGAGTTGTTCAAGATGGCCCAGGCGGGCGACTTGCAGAAGGTCATTGGACAACTGCAAGTGAACATGGAAGAGGCTAAACACCAATCCATGTTTGTAGCAGGATGGCGGCCATTTGCGGGATGGGTAGGGGGTATTGGTCTTCTCTATGCGTCTGTAGGCTACTACGTGCTTGCGTGGGTAGCGTTGCTGCATGGGTGGCCTGCACCGCCTGTTGTGGACACGGAGATTCTTCTCTACGTGTTGGGCGGCATGCTAGGACTAGGTACATTGCGTACCTATGAGAAGAAAAATGGCGTTACTAAATAACTAGTAACACCACTTAAAACAAATGGGGGCATTGCGCCCCCATTTTTGTTTACACGTCGAGTTCTACAACTTCTGGTACAGGTCGTTCAAACTTCTTATACGGCTTTAGCAGAGTGGATGACACCCCCTTAGCTGCCAACTCTCGTGCAACTTCGATGGCTTGCGCTTCGTTGTCATACTCGTAGTAGGTGGTTGAGAAGTGCCAACCACGATTTTCATTCAGTTTGAGGATGAACATTTAGATTCCTTTCTTAATGATGACGTGCGTAAATTGTTGGATAAGCCACATAGGCGGGTGATTAGATCGATGCCACTTACTACCAGTAAAGTAGCGCATGTAAGAGCGGAGATAGGCCCGCATATCGTTGTAGGATAGAAAGCGTAGGGTGCGCTTACCACCAGGGAAACTGCCATTCTTACGGCTTAGGGTATAGCTCATCGTAGTGCTCCAAAGTGTAGGATAGAAAGTGCTGCATCTTCAACAAATCTTCTTTGCCATTTTTATTTCTATGGCGCAGAAGGTACTTCAACATCGTTCCTTCAAAGTAGTCTAGTCCATTCTTAGTAATGATGGACCAAGGTTGAATTGAACATCTTTCGTAGTGGTCGCCTGCCACTTGTTTCATTTGAAACTTCCTTGTCTCACGACTTCTTGCTTCATACTGTGGTGAATTTAAAAAGGTCGTCTTCCGCAATTGAAAGGAGTTCTTTAGACGGAGTGCTTCTAGGAGCCAGTCCGTATGGAACTGTGGTGAAACTGAGGGGCGATTTAATCCCCATAGTTTTAGTTAGTACGAAACTAGTAAGGTCTTCAGCCACACCGGGAGAGGTTTCTACCACCACATTGTCAATGAAAGAGGCTAGTTCATCTTCTGTAAACTCCACCGTGCAGGCATAGAGCTGCGGGCCGCTAACACCCTTCATTTGCTTCTTCTGTACTTTCTGTAGCTTCACTTTTCGTCACCTCGTAGAATTGCTGGCACCTTGCGTTTAGCTTCTAGCTGGTCTGCATACTCTTTCAGTAGTTGTGCAAAGCCAGCTTGCACCAATGCTTCCATTTCGCGGGGAGTGATGTCTTCTAACATAACATCAGCACCCCCGTCTTCATGTTCAATGATGGTAGTAACTTTCATAGTTCACACACTCCCGCCACACAGGCTAGTTGTTGAGCACCCTCTACATTGTCATCCTTCTCCTTAAAAGAGTTCCAGTCAAGGGAGGTTGGCATGGTCAATTGTA